TGATGATTATTAATCATCATACCTACGTGACCAGGGGATAGCAGAGAACCATCAGCACCGGCCATGAACACAAGGTCACCTTCCTGTACCTGACTCAATGGCACGGCTTTTCTTGAAAGAGCAGCCCACTGTTCTGCGGCAGTTCTCGGAATCTTAACTCCAGCCTGACCATATGACCATTGAGTAAGTCCAGAACAGTCGAAACCAACACCAGGATCTTCATCACCATATACGTACGGCACACCTAGCTGACTTCTGGCCGCATTAACAGCAGAAATAGCTGAACCTGAGGGAGAATATCCTACACTTGGACTCTTATTAGTGCTCTGCTGAATTGAAACAGGCGCAGCACCGCCACCTATTCTCGCCTGTGTTGCTGTGGTATTAGTAGCAGTAGCTGATCCTCCGAACAGATGATACATAAGCCATGCACCAATCTGGTCAAGTCCAGGCTGTCCGTTAACTGCTCCTGCTGCTGAACCTGCTGCCTGAATAGCCGGTGTGCCTCTAGTAACTCTATTACCTAGCCAGTTAGCTCCAAGTCCTACACCAGCGCCAATTCCGAATGGTCCTAATGCTGCCAAACCTCCGGAAGCACCGCCTAAACCTGTAGCTCCAGCCGCCAATTCCCCGCCTTCAGTACCACTAGCTGCTGCTCCTGCTGCACCGCCAGCACCACGCAATCCTAGTATTTTAAGAAGCGCTGTTCCCATAGTTACAGAACCAGCCATTCCTAGAAGACTATTGCCTCCGTTAGTTCCGGCAAATGTTCCCAGCAAACCTCCAAGACCACCAGTAATACCATTAAGGTGAAGCCTGGTCATGATATCGCTCAGGTCAGCATTGAACTGTGCCAGCAACCCTGTTGATGTCTGCAAAGCGGCTGCGAAACCACTGGCTATGTCTGCATCTCTTCCTGTCAGCACGGCCTGATTATTTCTCAGAGACTGAGCACTACTTGTTGCTGTCTTAATTCCCAGCGATGAAAGCGTAGCCTGTGCTGCCTTAGCTGTAGCCAGATTACCGCTCTTAGAAGCATTAATCAGAGCCTGTGCTGATGCAGGAGTGTATCCCTTGTTGAACAAGTCATTGTATTCAGTGAATACAGGGAGAGCCTGAGTAACCTGAGAGCCAGTAAATCCCAGACCATACACTAGGCTGTTGTAAGCATTACCTCCAGGAGACAAGCCAGCGTATAGCTGCTGATTAGTAGGACGCCTTCCTCCCCACAGATTACTCATCATTCCCTGGATAATCTGGCCCATATTTCTAGCATTACCGCCGCCTAGCATACGAGGGGTAACATACCCCATGCTCAGCATGTTAAGGCTCATTGCAGGACTGAATAGCTGCTGAGCAAAACTACCTGACTGAGCGGCAGAAGCAAGAGGATTAGCTGTACTGAAAGCTGCCGCTGCTCCGAAACCAGCACGTCCTATAGATGTGCTCATATAGTTAGGAGCAGCACCAACCTGCTGCATTATCTGCGCAAACTGCAAGGCATCCATAGGACTTGATGCCATGAAGTTAAGATTCTGGTTATTGTAACCGAAAGCCTGCCTGTACTGAGCAGTAAAGTTATTGCCTGTCTGACCTTGAGCCATTGCTGTCTGAGTAGCGTATGCGTTAAGGCCAAGCTGAATTGGCAATTGCTGCTGACCATATCCGGCAAATGCTCCAGCTACAGCAGTTAGTCCAGCACCAAATGTTCCGCCCATACCGAACGGAGTGGGCTGAGAAATATTGGCCGTGCCTCCAGGACCACCACCGCCTATACCTCCAGCCTGAGTGCCAGGATTGCTGAAGGGATTATAAGGACGGGGAAAAAGTGGCTGAGTTGTAGCCGATGACTGAGCCTGACTAGCCTGTCCCTGAGCACCCTGGCCACCAAGACTCAGTGTTCCTATCTTGGCAGTAAGATTACTAACAGCAGTTGTAAGAGTATCAAGCGATGACTGCAAGTTATTTGTGCCAGCCATGAGTGTACCGCCTGCGCCGCCAATATTACTTTCAGCTACAGGCCACCCGTTATCGTTGCTAGGTGTGGTCACTCTTTATTCCCCATTCGCTCTGCCTTTGCCAGCGCTCTCTTATACCAGTGCTTGCGTTCTCTTGATGAAAGTTCCTTGACTGTCTGCACAGTCCAGTGAGGATAAATATCTATGATGGTTTCTATATCCCTATAGAGGGAGTAGTAATTGATGCCCCTAGATCCATCCGAAGTCGAGAAACAAATGCGCCAGTCCAACGGCTACTTTTACTTCCTCGCCGCAAGCATCACATGTATAACTTACCTGATCATACTTCGGTCCTGGCTGTCTCTTGTCAAGTTCATCAAGAATCTTGTGCCTGTCAGGAATGGACATTCCCAGAGCCAGCGACGGAAAAGCAGCCATCGACTGTCTTCTGCCGTTTGCTTCCTCAATTTCTATCACACAGCGAGACAAAAGAATGCTCTGTCTTTCCGCTGTTGTCAGTTCCTTATTCTCATACAGGGCAGTCTGATCTGCTCCGTTAGCCAGGCGAACTGTTGCTGACCTGCCTTTTCTGAGTGGAACTTCAAATACGATTTCTTCCTCAGGATTGTCCAGAGATACTGACGGGATATCACTCAGTTCCATTGAGAGATCCGTGTCAGTGCCGCAATTCAGGCACTTCCATTTCTCAATGTCTAGCTCTTCACCGTAAGTAGCTCTCCTGATCCCTAGAATCAGGGCTTCTCTGTCCCCTACTAGTAGTTCTTTCAGCAGAGATTCCGTCTTTGATGGAGGGAAATCACCAATCTGCACTACGCCACATCTTAGCAGCCTGTCAATGAAATGGAAGACACTCATAGACTGACTAGCTTTAGCCAGAGCCTCTTCATCCTGACCAGTAAGCTCTTTCACAACTGCTGTACGAATAAGCTGGTCATCTTTTATCAGACCTCCCGGCAAAGTCACCAGATCGTCTGCCGGGAGGGTGATAGTAGGAATCTCATTAACGTGAGTGTCAGATAGTATTGCCTTTATTTCTGCATTTGTCTTCCCAGGATTCTCAAGCGCCTGATCGGGAGTTACAACTTCACCGAATTCTGGTACCTGTACAATCTGGGCTTTTGTAGTTCTTGTCCTAGATGTCATTTATTACTCCGAATGAAATTATTTTTTAAGCTGTACCGTTTCCTGGTGCCTTAGCATCGCTTGCGCCGATACCTGCCGCTACTGTGTAACCGAATCCTTCATGAGCAAGCACTAGCTGGTTGATGAACAACTGGTTAGCTCCAGCGTCAAGATCAGACCAGGCTACGCTTGTTGGCCACGCATTATAAACCGTGAACCATGCCTTAATAGGCACTGATGAGTATGTAACAGGGTGGTCTAGAACCTGAATGTCAACTGTACGACGGAAATCATGACCAGCCTTGTTAGTTCCTGTACCCTGCAAAACTGAGAATAGCTCACTCATCCAGTTAATTGCTGTCTTATCTCCTACCGCAACACCGCGAGATAGGGTGATAGGTGAAAAGTCTGCCTGCCCTGGCATCTTCTGCGTTGTCGTGTTGTATCCACCTTCACGATATGCGATAACGTCTACCGTGATATTCAGTCCGCTGATACTCATGAATCCAATGTTGATGGCCTTGCCCTTAGGAGGGTGAATAGTCACAACGAACTTGAAGTTACGTAGCGGGTCTGTAGCTAGGTGGGCGATAGATGACTTCTGTGTTACTGGCATTAGTCTATCTCCCTTAGGTTGTTGAAGTTGAAGTTGTAATAGTTGTTGATGCTGTGCTCTGGAACTGACTGATGTTAATCAGGATGAATTCTGCTGGGCTCAGCAATGATACTGCTACGTTACAGTTAACGATACCTGCCTGTGATGTAGCCGGTGTGTTAACAGTGTCGTCACAAACAACACTGAATGAATCGGCTGCTGTGTCGCCACCGAAAACACCTTGCTGGAATTGCTGAGTCAGGTAGTTAGTCAGAACATATGTGATCTGTGACCACAGGTCTGTGCCATTAGGCTCAAACAATGCGAACTGAAGCAGGTTAGTGAAGTCGTGCTCTAGCTTGATTAGCTCACGTCTTACTGCGATGTACCTGTCCGGGTAACCCTGAGCAAGTGTCCTTGCTCCCATAACTGCCGGGAAATAACCAGGAACATTGTAGATTGGGTTAACGTTAACTGCATTCAGGTTAGTAAGGTCAGTTGTCGTGAAGTTAGTCTCAATGTTCTGGAGATTAATCTGACCATAGCTGACACCAGCAGGAGACTGCCACGGACCAACCTTTGTGTCTGTCGCATTCCAGATACCTAGAATAGCGCCGCCTGGCGGAACCCAGATCGTAGCTCCTGGTAGTGATGAAGCAGGGTTAGTGATCTCAATCCACGGTGCATAAAGTGTTGCATACGTCGATGTTGTCAGCGGAGAACCACCAGACACCATGTTGACATAGTTAGCAGCAACAGTTGCGCTTGTCTCCGGGAAATTAGGAGCAGGTCCGTCAATGATGAACATCACATTGCCCTGTTCCTCTGCCCACGCGATCAGTGTGTTAAGTGATGTTGTGTTGCTAAGACCAGGAACGTTAACA